ATAAGTGATTTGCTATTTTTAAAAAACAAGTGCCGATATAATCAGGCACTCTTGGCTTTGTTTTGCCTTCTTTAACCGATTGTTTGACTGTTTTTTTATATTCAATCATAGCGGCCAAAAAATCTTTATTACTTACGTAATGTTCTTTTGATTTTTTTGATGTTGTCATTATTTAAATATACTACACTTTGTGTTGTTTGTCAATCACTTATACAAAGACTATACAAAAAGTCGGTTCCAGGATAGGTTGACTTTTGTTTGTTTATCCGTATAATGGGGGTGTTGCCTCTTTGATAAAGATTCTCCAGATTAGTGGAGTGTTTTCCTAGTATCTCTAAAATCGTCCCATAATTCATTAAACTCATCATTTTCCTCTTTACTTAATTCTTCAGGTCTATATTCACCTCGTTTAGGCAAATCCATTCTTTCATATTTTAAAGCAACATCTAAATAACTTTTGGCCATTTCTTCTGTGGCATTTGTTATAGTCACGATTTTGTCTTTAGGTATGGTTACTATTTTATCATTTGTATAAGCAACCCATTTAATTAATGCGATATAATCTTTTAAACCTTTTGGTGTTAATTGCGAAACATACTTAATTTGTAACGGCCTATCAATACGCAACAAAGTAGATTTCTCTGGCAACTGATCTTTAGCCAGACTACAAACAATGTCATCTCCGTTAATTAGTTTTATTATTCTTATCTGTTCCATTGTTTAATTCTATGTTGTGTATTTCGTAGTTAAAGTTTTCACTTGTGTATATATTTATTCTTTCTCTAAAGTGTTGTAGAGTATAGTTCTCTTTACCATTGTAACTTAAATCATCTGATATATCATATAACGTAGCGGATGAATTATTATCTTTCAAACGAAGGCCACGACCAATAGATTGTAAATTACGAATACGAGATTTTGACGGCGATGCAAAAACTATGTTATGTAAATTTCTTATATTAATACCAGTACTAAAAGTTCCGTAACTGGCGATTATAATTGCGTTATCTGACTTCTCAGTTATAAATCGTATCTTTTCTCTTTCTTCGGCTTCTACACCACCATAAACGAAAAATATTTTTCTATCTTCAGATTTATCTTCTATAAGTTGTTTTAATATAACACCGTGTTTTTCTACGTATTGAAATAACACCAAAGAATTACCTTGCAAATTTAAACATAGATTACGAATATACTTGTTTCTTCTTTCATTTGAAACTAGAAAATCCATTTCTTCTTGGTAACTCTTGTCTTTTAAAAAGTGTTTAGAATTTTTATCGTGTTGAAGTATTAAACATATAATTTTAAGATCAGCCAGTTGTTTCTTTTCTTGTAATTCAGAAGTTGATGTAACTTTATTAACAACACCAAACAGTCCTTCTAAAACTAATTTGTTTGTCTTAGTACCATCTAGGGTACCTGTAAGACCTATTCTATATTTGCAATCTTCTAATTTGGTCATTATCTTACTTAAAGAAACGGCCTTAAATAAATGACATTCATCACCAATGACCATACCAAAAGATTTAAACCATTTTTTAGGCAAATTATATATTGATTGCCAAGTAGATATGATTACATTCTTATTTGTTTCTTTCTCGTGTCCTTGATAAATTTTATGTACATACTTATCAGGATTCCAACCGTAATCTTCAAAATCTTTATATAATTGTTCCACCAAAGAAGTAGTAGGTACAATAATCAATATTTTATTATTTGTTTTTTCTTTCAATCTTAATAGATTAAATCTTACTAATAGATAAACTATCAAAGACTTACCAGAGGCCGTGGGCGATAATAATAAACAACGATTCTTTTGTAGAGAGTGAATAAAGGCTTGTTTCTGGTAATCTCTTAATTCCATTGGCACTTTTAATTTAGATATAAATTTGTTTACTAATGTTTCATCTACAGATATATCTTTTATCTTTGTACCATCAACAACTTGTATTTTATTATCTTCACACCATTTAACAATATAGGGATATAAACCGGCATAAATCTGGCCAGTTGCATAAGAAAACAATCTTATCTTACCGTCCCATACTCTATTTCTAAATTGTGGTGTAAATCTATAACCAGGAACTTCAAAGGTAAAATACTCACCTAAATCTCTACGTATAGAATCATCAGCTTCTATTTTAAGATAGACTTCGTTTTTCTTATCTATGATAATATATTTGGTAAGTGTCATACGTATTAAATAAATTGAGGACCTACTGACCAACCTACTAATACTTTTCTTGTTCCACTTGTAACAGGATTTACTTTATGCCAAACAAAAGATGGAAATGATATAACTGTTCCTAATGTAAATTTATCGTTAAACTTAGTATTAATATGTTTCTCTGGTTTTGGATTTGGTTTAGATATTTCAAATTCGCCTCCTTCATAATCTTCATTTAAACATAATGTAAAACTTATTTTTCTTATGTAACCATTAGGGTATGGTTTACTATGACTATCTATATGCCAATCATAATGGTCATTTGTTTCATAAACTGTATATTGTAGTGGTTCAAATTCTTTTAAAACAAAATTCCATTTGGCCTTTTTATTATGATCTAAAATAATTTCGTTTATATCTTTATTTAATTTATCATTTGTTAACCAAGTAATTTTTGATTTTCTGTTTATATCTAAACCATCTTGTACTTTGGCCATATGAAGTTTAGATGTTTCGGCTTGAGAAATAATTTCATCACAGTATTTTCTATCAAAATATCCATTAGAAATACAATGATTATTTTCTAAGTACATTATACAGCACCACTTGTAAATCTACGCCACTCTATGGCATTTTTTATAGTGTATGTTCTATTAACGACAACTCTTAATGTACGATCTAAAAAATCCACAACTGTAATTAAATAAACCACCTTTTGTGAAAGTCTTTGTATATCTTCATCTGCTTCTAAATATTTATCAATATCTGTTCGCATAATTTTTAAATCAAAAGGTTTGGCTTGATACACACTAGGGTCGGCCTTACCAGTATAATATTCCCACTTATCACGTTTAATAGTTCTTAACTCATCTTCAGTACGTGTAAGAAGTAATTTAAACTTAGTATAATGTTTCATATACTTATTATGTAATTGTGGAGTTTTTAATGATTCTAAATCTAATTCAGTATCATTAATTTTAAGGTCTTTGTCTGCTTCTAATTGTAATTCTTCTAATGTCATATAAATTTTAAGGCTATTGTATATCTATCAAAGTTTCTAAAAGAAGTAGCTTTATGCAATAAAGATGCATCAAAAATAACTATTCTTCCATCATTTGGAATAATTGCTTTTATAGATTTTGTTTTTTTAATATAGAATTGTGTTTCTCCTCCTTCATCCAAATTGTAATTTATATTATATAAACTATAATATAAAACAGTGTATCCTTTTTTGTTATCGGTGTGAAAAAAAGGACTTTCATTTGGTTTAAATAAATTTACATACTTTCTATAAACCTTTAAATTTTTTAAAAGTTTATTTTTTTTTAATTTATTGTAAATAGTATTATAAGAATAATTATCTTCTGAAAGTTCAGAAATAAATCCTGTAGGTTTTGTATCAGGTCTATCTCTTTCTCCGTAAGTATATTTTAAACTTGATATGTCTTTATAGATTTTTTCTTTTTCAGATAAAGAGAAAAAATTGTCATATATTTTAATCATATAATATAATCATATCACAAAACTATTTAAAAATCAAGTCTAGGTGGTAATCTTAGTTGCCGTTGATGCATTTATATTTGCAAAATTGTATATACTATATTTAAAAACAACGTCAACCGTTAGATAATTAACATCTGTGGCCTGTTGATTGTACTGTAATCCTCCTAAACTAATGGGAAATAAATCTTTAAATCTTACTTCTACCACAGGATTATTCTTGTTTGTAAGTACCAATAGGGTTGCGTCGGATAGTGCGGCCCCTTGTGATGGAGCAGGGTACCTTATTTTTCCTATCTCATTACTAACAGAAGATTTACTTGTTGGAAATCTATCTTTACCTGCTTCTAATAACGTATTATAATCTGAATATCCATCAGGAAATCCTAGTCCAACCAACCAACCGTGAATTTCTTGGTAGTTTTCTAAATTCTCATCTATGATAAATGTCATTTGTAAATCTTGATAT